GCCACTCTGCCGAGTCCTGTCATTCTCTCTGCCGAGGGCGGCTTGCTCTCACTGGCTGGGGCCGACATTCCGTTTATTGAAATCACTTCAATGAGCGACCTGATGGAAGCCTACACATGGCTTACATCATCATCTGAGGCCACTAGTTTTGAATCGGTGGCGCTCGACAGCATTTCTGAAATTGCCGAGGTGTGCCTGAATACCGAAAAGAAGGCCACGAAGGACCCGCGCCAAGCTTATGGCGCGATGCAAGAGCAAATGACGGACCTGATTAGGGCTTTCAGGGACCTGCCTGGTAAGCATGTGCTTATGACGGCTAAAGTTGAGAAAAGCCAAGATGAGATGGGGCGCATGCTTTATGCTCCGTCTATGCCTGGTCAGAAGTTAGGGCAGCAACTGCCTTATTTCTTTGATGAAGTGCTGGCGCTGCGTGTTGAGCGCGACGCTGACGGGAATACACAGCGGGCGTTCATGTGTGACAGCGATGGAATGTGGACGGCTAAGGATAGATCGGGCCGTTTAGAAGCTTGGGAAGCGCCAAATTTGAACGACATTATAACCAAGATAGGTGGGAAATAATGAGTATAGAAAAATTGAGCCAGGAATGGCTTATCGCTAAGGCCAGCGAAAAGGCCGCAACTCAGAAAAGACGTGCTATAGAAGATGATCTTGCTAAGGCCATGCGGATTCAAGAAGATGAGGAAGGAACCGTAACGCACAAGGAAGGAATCATCGTTATTAAGGCGGTTTGCAGGATGAACCGCAAAATAGATGACGAGCGGCTTCTTGAGATAGCCGCAGAGCATGGCTTGGCGGATCATCTCGCCACACTGTTTAGGTGGAAACCTGAACTCTCAATGTCAGCATGGAAAGCCGCTGACCATTCCATCACTGATCCCCTGCTAGACGCTATTACAACAACACCAGGGCGTCCGTCTTTCACCATTACAATTAAGGAGTAGAACCATGTTACTTGATGAATCTTTTGACCTTGACAGTTTACCAACGAGCCAACCATCATTTGATCCTCTTCCGGCGGGTTGGTACATGGTTTCAATAAATTCGGCTGAAATCAGGCCGACTAAAAGCGGCGGCAAGATGATTGCGCTCAAGTACGAAGTGCTTGGGCCGACCCATGCGGGCCGTTACGTGTTTGGCAACATAAACATCCGGAACGCCAATCCGAAGGCCGAAGAAATAGGACGCCAGCAACTGGGTGACATTATGAGAGCCATTGGCCTGTCACGACTCAGTGACACTGATGACTTTATCGGCGGTAAACTGAGCATTAAGGTTCAGGTTACGCAATCTGAGCAATACGGGCCAGGGAACGACATTCGGGCATGGAAAGCGATAGAAGGTAGCGCTATACCGCGTCCTGCGATGCCGACCAGTCCGCCATCACAAGCCGCCAGCACATCAGCACCGCCTTGGGCTAAGAAGTAACATAATCAACATAGCCAAGGACGGCTTTTATATAGGGTGAGAACATGCAGTACGATGATTTTATACAACAAAAAAGACAACATGAAATCACAATTGGACACGCGCCAATTGCGTTAAATAACAACCTGTTTGATTTTCAAAAATATGTTACTGAGTGGGCCGTCAAAAAGGGCCGCGCTGCTATTTTTGCAGACACTGGGCTAGGCAAAACAATCATGCAAACGTCGTGGGCCGATGAGGTTGTGCGACATACTGGGCAACGTGTGTTAATTGTTGCGCCGTTGTGCATCTCGTTACAAACAGTCAACGAAGCGCATAAATTTGGCATTGACATTCAATACTGTCGAAACCAACAACAAATACAAAAAAACATAATAATTACCAATTATGAAATGCTTGATAACTTTGACATTTCTACTTTTGGCGGAATAGTGCTTGATGAATCCAGCATCTTGAAAAGCTACATGGGCAAAACCAAGCGGGCATTAATTGAGTTGTGCCAGCCAGTGCCGTACCGATTAGCTTGCACTGCTACACCATCGCCCAATGATTACTTAGAACTTGGCAATCATGCGGAATTTTTGGGGATCATGCCAAGCAATGAAATGATTATGCGTTTTTTTCAAAACGACACGATGGAAGCCGGAGCGTATGTGTTAAAACCACACGCGGCTACTAAGTTTTGGGAATGGCTGGCGTCATGGGCAATGTGCATTAGCAATCCGGCTGATTTAGGCTATGACGGAAGCGCCTACAATTTGCCGCCATTGAATCAAGAATTTATTAGAATTAACACAGATGACTTGCCGCCAGCCGAAGGGGAATTGTTCAGGAACGTAACGATAAACGCGACTAGCGTACACAAAGAAGGACGTTTAACGGTTGATAAACGCGCCGTTAAGGTGGCTGAATTGGTCAACAATTCAGATGAATCGTGGCTAGTGTGGTGCAATACAAATTATGAAGCCGATGCGTTGAAAGGTTTGATTATTGATGCCGTTGACGTGCGCGGATCGGATACGATTGACAAAAAAGAACAATCATTACAGGCGTTTATTGACGGAAAAACAAGAGTATTGATTACTAAACCGTCAATCGCTGGCATGGGTTTGAATTTCCAGCATTGTAGGAATATGGCTTTTGTTGGTTTATCGTACTCTTACGAAAACTATTACCAAGCAATTCGTAGATGTTACAGGTTTGGGCAAACTAAAGAAGTTAACAGTTACGTCATGGCCGCTGATTCTGAAAGTTCAATTCTTGCGATTATAAAAGCAAAAGAACAAAAGCATAACGAAATGAAAGAAGCGATGGTTGAAGCTATTGCCAATTATCACAAAAGGGAAACTCAAATGAACGACATTGCATACTTTGAAACTGTTCAATCAGACAATTGGACTTTGCATCATGGCGATTGCGTTCATGTTGCCAAAATGATTGACAGCAATTCGATTGGGTTTAGCGTGTATTCGCCGCCGTTTTCTAATCTATATATCTATTCAGATTCAGAATACGATATGGGCAACAGTACCGATGACGGTCAATTTATGAAGCATTATAGCTACCTTGCCGAAGAATTGCACAGGATTACAAAACCAGGACGATTGACGGCCATACATTGCAAAGACTTGCCGATGTACAAGGGCCGCGATGGTGCCGCCGGTTTGCGAGACTTTCCAGGTGAAATTATAAAAATGTATGAATCCAAGGGCTGGCAATATCATAGCCGTGTGACCATTTGGAAGGACCCTGTTATTGAAATGCAGCGCACTAAAAACCATGGGCTTTTGTACAAGCAGTTGTGCAAAGACTCCAGCGCATCGCGTCAGGGCATGGCTGACTACATAATCGTCATGAGGAAATGGGCAGACGAAGAAGATTGGGAAGCAGTGACGCGAGGCAAAGAACGGTTTTTTGATTACATTGGATCAAGCTATAACGCGCCACAAACAAAAGATTGGGGGCGTGCTAGAAGTGAAACCGAAAGACAAAGATTGTATTCGATTGCTGTTTGGCAGCGTTACGCTTCGCCGGTGTGGTTTGACATAGATCAAACCAATGTGCTGAATTACAAATTAGCAAAAGAAAAACACGAAGAACGCCATATTTGCCCATTGCAGTTGGACGTGATTGAGCGTTGTATTGAGTTGTGGTCTAACCCTAGCGATTTGATATTTTCGCCTTTTACCGGAATTGGTAGCGAGGGCTATGTTGCATTAAACATGGGGCGCAAGTTTGTTGGGGCTGAATTGAAAAAATCCTATTTTGACATAGCGTGCAAGAATCTTGATTCAGTGAAGTTAAAAGAAAAACAAGAGGATTTATTCTAATGAAAATACCTGAACCAGAAATCACGCTGGCCGGTTTGATTGACCAGCATCATGCCGATACGCAAGAACCGCCGCGCCAGCACATGGGCTGTTCGATACTGGGACATCCATGCGACCGCTATCTGTGGCTGTCATTCCGGTGGGCCGTGATTGAAAAATTCGACGGACGTATTTTGAGACTGTTTAGGCGCGGTCAGGTAGAGGAATCAACCATCCTGCAAGACTTGCGTGCCGTTGGCGTAAAAGTCAGTGATCGCCAATCATCTGTTGACTTCGGCTGGCACATCTCAGGAAGCGTTGACGGCATTATTACCGCTGGCGTACCGGAAGCGCCATTGAAGTATCACGTGTTAGAGTGCAAGACGCACAGCAAAAAGTCATTTGATGATTTGCAAAAGAATGGCGTTGAAAAATCTAAGCCGCAACATTACATACAGATGCAACTTTATATGCTTGGCTTAAAGATTGACAGAGCGTTGTATTATGCGATATGCAAAGATAATGACGAAATCTATACAGAACGAGTCAGACTTGATAAGGAAATAGCACAAAAGTATGTAGATCGCGGCAAACGTTTGGTGCAATCTGACCGTATGCCGGAACCAATGAGCGTTGATCCTAGTTGGTATATTTGCAAAATGTGCGCGGCGCATGAGTTTTGCCATAAAAGCCACATAACAAAGGAAGTCAATTGCAAGACGTGCTGCCATTCAACCGCAACAGACAAAAGCACATGGACATGTGCAAAACATGATGATGCTGATATTCCTGTCGAGTTTCAGCGCACAGGTTGCGAGTCTCATTTACTGCATCCTGACCTTGTGCCATGGAAAATGATAGATCACAACGAGAATGAATTGACGTTTGAAATTGACGGAAAACCAGTGCGTAACGGTGAACCTGATGCGTTTGTGTTTTCAAGCCGTGAAATACTTGCAAATCCTAGCGCATGCGCTAATCCTGATAATACTAGCGAGGCAATTCGTGACGTAATGAGCGGGAGGGTAGTTGGATGAAGGTGTTAGTTGGCTGTGAGTATTCAGGCAAATTGAGGCAAGCGTTTAGGGATATTGGACACGACGCTTGGTCTTGTGATTTATTGACTCCGGATGATGGTTCTAATTATCACATTCAGGGGGATGTTGTGTCACTTCTTGATGACGGGTGGGATTTGGCTGTATTTCATCCGCCTTGCACTTACTTGTCCGTGTCAGGCATGCACTGGACTACACGAGGATTGCGTGACCCGCAGCTGACAGAAGATGCACTGATTTTTGTGCAAACCTTGTTAAATGCACCTATACCTAAGATTGCTTTAGAAAATCCTGTTTCTGTTATATCAAGCCGTATTCGCAAACCGGATCAAATCATTCAGCCTTGGTGGTTTGGGGATGACGCAAGCAAAAAAACCTGTCTATGGTTGAAAAATCTTCCACCGTTACAACCAACTAATATGCTGCATGGTGACAACAAAACACGTCGAGCCAATCAAACAGCGAGTGGGCAAAACAAATTAGCGCCGTCAAAAGATAGATGGAAAAAGCGTAGTGAAACGTATCAAGGTATAGCGAACGCAATGGCCGCACAATGGGGTGGTATATGTTAAGGGATTACCAACAACGATCCATAAACCAACTGTACGCATGGTTAAGCCATAATGCAGGTAATCCCTGCCTTGTTTTACCAACAGGAGCCGGTAAGAGTCACGTTATAGCCGCTTTATGTAAAGATGCGCTGCAATCGTGGCCTGAAACCCGCATTTTGATGCTGACGCATGTTAAGGAATTGATAGAACAGAACGCGCAAAAGATGCGTCAGCACTGGCCTAATGCGCCTATGGGCATATATTCAGCCGGTATGGGGCAGAAGATATTGGGAGAACCCATTACTTTTGCAGGGATTCAGTCAATCAGAAAGCACGCGGATCAAGTCGGGCATGTCGATTTAGTGATTATAGATGAATGTCACCTTGTCAATCACAACGATGAAGGCGGCTATCGGACATTTCTATCGGACATCTATCGGACAAATCCTAATGTGAGGGTGATAGGATTGACCGCTAGCCCATACAGATTGGGACATGGCTATATTATTGAAAAACCTGCTATTTTTGACGAATTGATTGAACCTGTGACAATTGAAGAGTTGATAAACAAGGGTTATTTGATGCCGCTACGATCAAAAGTTACCCAAATTCTATTGGACATTACAGGCGTACATAAACGCGGCGGTGAGTACATCGAGCGCGAGTTACAACAGGCCGTCGACGTTGACGCAATTAACCAGCGCGTAGTGAATGAAATCAAAACACTGGCGGGTGATCGCAAAGCATGGCTATTATTTTGCGCTGGCGTGCAACACGCGAAACACATCGCCAGCGAACTTAAGGCGCAAGGGATAATTGCCGAATGCGTGACAGGAGCCACTCCAAAAGCCGAGCGCGAACGCATTTTGTTAGATTTCAAGGCTGGCAAGATTCAAGCGTTAACTAACGCTAATGTTCTGACGACTGGGTTTGACTATCCCGACATTGACCTAATAGCGATGCTGCGTCCCACCATGTCACCAGGCTTATATGTGCAAATGGCAGGCCGTGGTTTGCGTCCTAAGTCACACACGAATCATTGTTTAGTGCTGGATTTTGCCGGTGTAGTGAAGCAACACGGGCCTATAACCGCCGTAGAACCGCCAAATAAGGCAAAGCAAGGCGACGGGCAAGCGCCAACTAAAACGTGCGAACAATGCGGTGAGATTGTCGCCATTTCAACGAGCAAATGCCCGTCATGCGATGCGGTTTTTCCGATTAAGGAAAAGAAAGAACTGAGGTTAAGTGATGCCGACATTATGGGGCTAGAAGCCACTGAGATGACCGTCATTGACTGGCACTGGCAGAAGTACATTAGTAAAGCGAGTGGTAAGCACATGCTATCAGTGCGTTACTACAGTGACCGGATGGACGTTCAGCCAATAACTGAATTTTTTCCTGTGCTTCATGATGGCTATGCTGGCCATAAGTCACGCTTAGAAATAGTCACGATCGCACAACAGGCTGACGCGAGTTTAGATGATGACCTGATTCGCCAAGCTGGCAACTTGAATAAAGGAATTCCGCCAACAACAATTAAGTACAAGCGGGACGGAAAATATAACAAGGTGGTGAACAGAACATGGACTCAAAACAATGCACCAAATGCCGGACAGTTAAGCCGGTTACAGACTTTTATACACAAAAACAGGGAAGATATTTACAATCCTGGTGCAAGCAATGCAAGTTGATCCAAGTACGTCAAATTAAAGCGCAACGCCAACTACCGTTTGAGCGTGAACAACGGTTGATGCCGACATACGGCGAAACACATCATCACGCCAAGTTAACCGCGCATGACGTGGATTTGATTCGCGGTTTGTTAGATGACGGCATAAGCTGCGCCGAAGTAGGGCGTAAATTTGAGGTTTCGCGCACAACGATCAGCGCGATAAAGAATTTTCGTTCCTGGTGGAGAAATTAGCAAGAAAGTTGTTGACGACACTTTGGTGTAGTTGTATTGTACTCACCAAGCCGAGGCAATACCGCTGAAGCAAATACAGGGAGACTGACTCAAATGAGAAAAATTAACGATTTCGCGCTGTTAAAGGGCGCAGTTGTAGTCGACAATTGCGCTACCATTCGACTCGCCAGTGGCGAAGAGGTGTTATGGGATGGCATCGTTAATGCCGAGTGGCAAGGCACTCGGGAATTCGCTGACTGGGATTTTTCCCAGTCTGTAAACCTGCCATTAGAAATAAATTAAATAATTTGCGCCAAGGACGGCGCACTAACCGGAGAATAACATGAGATTTGCATTCATCAGCCGCCACCTTCCCACCCAAGGCCAAATGCAATTGGCAGCTGAAAAGAACATTACTTTGGTTCAAATTGGAGACCGTGACGCTTTTAGCGTCAACGTCACCGACGTCATGGGCCACGATGACGGCCCATTTGACGGGGTTGTAATAGTCCATCCCGCCGCCGCCATGCGGTTGTGCGGCACGTTTTTGATTGGCGTTTTTGAGAACGCCAACAGAGCGCCAGAAGGCGAAAAGCCTTCGTTTGAGGCTGTATCATTCCACATTTATGATAACCGTGATTGATATGGTTATCATAATTCTAATTGCGGCAATCGCCGCATCCATTTTTGTAGGATGCTTTGGCTTCGCCATGGCTGGCTATATCATGAACGCTAGAGTGCATGACGTTGACCGAATCCATAAGGATTTGGCAATCATAAAAACACTGAGGGGTTAAGACAATGAAAGACATTTTACTTACAGCCGCCGTCCACCTAATTGTAGGTGGATCGTTTGGGGTAATTCTAGTTTTGTGGGCGACGCAATGAGTCGCCTGCCGATGAAAGGCGACATTCTGGACACTTATGGCCTTGTCATACCCAAGGCCATAAAACCCGCACCTTTATTCCGCGCCATTCGCCGCCGAGTTCTTTGGTGGCAGATTGAGCGCACATTGAACAGACTTGATTGTTTGTTACAAAAGTCTCGGCAGATGGAGCCTTGACTGTCTCAACCGCATGGAATGAATCAGCCGGTGGAGTTTGCACAATCGCCGGAGCCAAGACAGAGCGCCGTGTGAGTCACGGAATGTGTGGGCTTGGCACTTTATTTAACCAACAGGAAAAAAAATGGCTCAAACAACAATATATGACCTTTTGACTGCTACGCTGGAAAACATGCCGCGACCGGCCAGCACAAATGAAATTTATATGCGACTGGTGAAACAGAAAGCATACGCCCACATGCTACCAAATGCAGCGCGTCGGTTGATAAGTTCACGGCTTTGTTATATGCGCGATCACAAGAATCAGTTGATAAGTCGCACTGGCGACGATGGTCGTATGGTGTGGGATTTTAAGTCGGCAAACTCTGGTGCAATGGTTCAGCCAGCAAAAAAAGCTGTTGATATTGTGGCGCAATCAACAACCAAAAAACCGCCAGACAATACATATGTATTGCATGTGTTATTTAGTGATATTTCAGCCGCTTTTGCTAAGGCTGCTCATGGGCTAATAAGCAATGACAAATAAAGCCACAGCTATTGTTCTGTACGAATTAAATAAAATTCATGGCGTTGATGTCACCATTCGCAAAAATTTGATTTGCGTTTCAAAAGATGATTTTTATGTGCGATGTGTAATACCTAGCGGATGGATCAAATATCCATCATACCGGCGATTATGGGAAGAAAATCAATGCAGCATACCAATCAAAGCATGGCATTTTGTCATGCGTTACGCGGTTTCACAGGCGCTTACGGAGGCTGATAGCAATGCACGTTGAATTATTAGATCACATGGGCGATGACTTGGCTGTAGTAAACGCGGCACGAGTCTCCTTTGACAAAGAGTCTACTTGGAAATGGGAGAATGATTGGGAGCATGGTTCTAAATTGCATGACAAGGATGAAATTCTGATTGAGTATTTAGCAAGACATAAACATTGGTCGCCGTTTGCTCACACAGCGATCAAGTTCAGAGTCACCATGCCAATTTATGTGGCTAGACAGCTTGCAAAGCACCAGGTTGGCGGGGTCGTGAACGAAGTAAGCCGCCGATACGTTTCTGATCAGTCAGTGCTAGATGTGCCGTCAGCATGGCGTAAAGCGGCTGTAAACGTAAAGCAAGGCTCGGCTGATGAGATTGTGCAGATTGACTCTGCAATGCAAGAGCAGATAGACAAGGCTATGGATGCTTGCTTGGCGCTCTACGATGACTTGCTCTTGAAAGGCGTGTGTCCTGAGCAAGCCAGAGGAGTCATACCGATATGCTCTGAAACAACGTGGATATGGACAGGTAGTTTGGTTTTCTTCGCTAGGGTTTGCAAATTGCGGCTAGACCCACATGCTCAGAAAGAAACTCGTGATGTAGCAGAGGAAATCTCTAAACACATGGCAGAGCTTTTTCCTGTTAGCTGGAAAGCGCTGATGGCTTAAGTTTTCAATGCCGCCCTTACCCATTTTTATTAACGGGAGCTTCGAACACTGGGGCGGCACCCATTTAGTAGGCAGCCTTATTTTTTAAGTGGTATTGAAAGACAAAGTGCTGTCTACGAATCGCAAGCCAGCCGCGTTAGTGCTGGCCTTAACCGAGAGTGATTGACCTATGCAAACGGAATACGGATTAGAGCAAAAAGTCGTGGTGGAGATTTCGGCCCTGACGGAAATGCTCTCTGCCCTGGAAAACGTCAGGAAGCACATCGAAAACATGGAAGCCCAAGTCAACGAAAAACTTGAACACATTCAGAAGGCAGAAACGCAATGAAAATAAAACAAAGTAAGCTAGTAGGTAACAGAATAAACAAACCTAAAAACAGGGTATTTATCTATAACAAAGATGGGGAAAAGCCCGACGTACTTACATACGTCAGGAGTGACATTGTTGAGGAATTAGTTAGCGCCTTGGAATACACGGCTGATTTGCGTGAATCGCAGGGCGAAACGGCAACAGTGGCCAGAAACGCGATAGCAAAATATCGGGAGGAATAATGAAACCGTTTAACTTAGAAGCGGCTCTGGCCGGAGCGAAGGTTGTAACAAGGGAAGGTTATATTGTTCAGCAACTTACTCATTTCAGTGTTGACCATGATTTTGTTTTGTATGGAGTAATTGCCGAAAAAAAAGTTTATTCATGGACTATTGATGGCAAAGTCTACGCGGATGCCCAGCCAAACGAACTAGATCTTTTCATGGCCTCTAATGGCAAATCCATTTGGGTTGCGCGGGTTGGCGATGGCATAAGAATTGGCGCTCACCCCACAAAATGGGAGTGCAAAGAAGCGCATCCAGATGCGGATGATTATCATGAAATCACATACGAGGAATAACCATGAAATACCTACTAATGTTGCTATTACCAATAACCGCAACAGCACAAGTCAATTGCTACACAACATTTAATGTAACAAATTGCAACAACGGTGTGAAAGCAACTCAATACGGCAACATGACGAGCATACATGTGCCAGGCCAACAAAACATCAAAGCGTATCAGTACGGCAACCAATGGATCATTAAAGAAACACCAACAGTCCCGCCATCAACGCTAGATACTATGCGAACTTTTAAACCATTCAAATAATTTATCAAAACCAACAAAGACAACAATAGCAAAAATAATGCTCATGAAAACTCTAGCAGACTTTGACAAAGCTGCTAGTTTTTTCAATTCTTGTAATTCTTCTTTTGTAAGCGATTCGCTAGTGTCTATGATTTTCAAATTTTCATCAGTCACTAGCTAGTCCTCCAGATATAACAAACGTTCGGCTTGTCGCCGTTTAATAAGACCATTCAAAACTTTGCCGCCAGCTTTGTTCCACAAAAGAAACGCATCTGCGGCTTTTGCATAATCACCGGCCTTGTGATGACGCAACATAGATGATTTTACAAAGTTTCCCACGCCGATGTTGTAACAAATGCTAACAAAAGCAGAGAACTGATTGGCAGTGGTTTTGTGCATACCGATTGCCGACTGAACCGCATTTTCGTATTGATCCAGTCCTTTAATTAGCATTTCTTCAGCGTGTGCTTGCGTCCAATGGTCGCCAGGTTTAACGCCATGTGTCCATCCATAGCCAATAGTCCACACGCCTGCGGGACACTTGTATGCTTTCAGCCGACAACCTTCAAACTGGCGTATTAGCGCCAGCCCTGCGTCGTTGATTTTCATTTGTCTTTCCAGAACACTGAAATCAAACCGGCCAATCCAGCGCCAGCTATCTCAATAGCATGAGATTGTTGCTCATCTAACGCGACACCTGCTGCTGTCAAAAGCCACACGATGCCGCGCCAAGTTGACGGTTCAGAAAATGCAACGCCAAACTTAGACAACATCAGGCCACACTAATACAGGTAGATCGGTTATCAATTCAGCATCAGTCCATGGCGGTGCGCCAGACGCAACAGACTGCACATATATCAAATAGTGTTCCCAACAGGCATCGCGCCATGGGATACACGCATCAGCATCAGCCTTAAATTGTACATTTGTGCTGGTTGCGTAACTGCAAACGGTCGTGATGCTGTCATAGTGACGTTGAGCCGCGCCAGCGTTCAGATATGCGCGTACCACAGATTCTTGAGCCGTGACAATCTGGCTTGGTGTTGGCGCTGGCGGGTCAACAAGCGTCGGTACGCCGTCAACCACGTCAATCAATTTGCCTTCGGCTTTGCCGTTTACCAAATCCATCCATTGCTGTTCAGTAAGAATAATGGCATCGTCAGGAATGTTTTGATTCAGTCCGTCAAGGTAGAATCCTTGGGTAGATGGTGCGTAATAATAGGTGGACATATTAGTATCCTATAGCAATGTATGAAATTGTAGCGCCTGCTGAAAAAACAACAAATTTAGAAGCTACAAATCCTGCGGTAGTTAGGGTGACAGCGCCATTAGTATTGATTGATGGCTGATGGCTGACCGCCGTTGCTGATAAAGTATTGGTGCTAAATGCCAAAGAATATGTAATGTCTCCACTGCCTGGCACAGTGACATTAGTACCCCATCTAACTTGCAATCCGTTAGCAAAATTAGCATAGCCTGGCCCGCTCAAACTAACGGGATTGTTGCTATTGGCCCATACCTGACTGCCGCCTAATGTGAGGGATGCAAAGTTGGTCTGACTTGTCGCTGAACATGTGCCAGTGATGCCACCAGGGGCCGCTATAGCGCCGTTCAGCGTGGGAATAGTTGCACTTGCAAATGTTGGTGAACTAGTTGTAAACAAACGTTGATTGAGCGGTATGCTTGGACGTGTGCCTATTTCAATCAAACCATAATCAACGCTATTCAGGCCCGTATCAAGTGAGCCGGAGTCATTTGCTACAGTGACAGTTGTCAGCGTAGTATAAACTGACGCAGTGATTGTGCTGTAACGCACGCCGCCGCTATTCTGCGTGCGGATTCTGCGATTGACTTGAAACGTGCTAGTTTGATCGCCCGCAAGAGTAAATTGTGTGCCGGATACAAAAACCGGAGAACCTGCAAAGGTATACCAATTCTGAGCCGTTCCGCCGGTCGGTGAAGCAGGATCGTTAACGCCTTGCACATTATCAAACGTGCTAATCACAACGCCGTGCGTGTCACCGTATTCCGGTGGCCCTTCTAGCACTATCTTATAAGCCTGACCAGCCGCCAGCCATATGGTGCCGCCAGTTTCACCGCGTGCGTTTAAGACTATTGGATTGGGCCACGTCGATACGCCTGACTGCGTTGTGTAAGCCGCTAACGGTGTAGTCGAACCGGCTTCATAGAACCAGATTAAACCAGATGCAAGGAAGTTACCGTTATCGGTGAACTGGGAATCCTGGAGAATTGGGCAAAGGTAGGTTGTCATTGGTTTACCTGTTTTGGAATGAACCGGCAGCGGAGCCAACTGCACTAAATCCACGAGGCATATTCCTAGAGAATAATTGCTCTAATGGGCCTGCATTACGCCGTAATAATTGCGCTGTAACTTCTGGATTTAACAGAGTTTCAGCTAACTGTTTTTGCATTTCCTGCTCTGCTCTTGTGTAAGCGTAATCAATTAGCGGTAATCGAGTGGCTTTGCCTAACATTTTCCCAGGAAACCCAGCGCGTTCAGCCAAGTTTTGCATGGCTAAATTTTGGAAAGTATTAGAACCAATACCTCTACCGGCAGTCCCAGATTGCGCTTGTCTAGTCAGATCATTAGCAACTGATGAATACATGCGCAAATCGTCTGGCGTCATAATGTCTGCCAATCTTGCGCCACCAAAACCAGTTGCTTTTTGTGCTGTCACATCGCCAGCACGTAAGGCCGCCGCAAAACGTTCAGGTGTTTCACGAGTCAACACGCCGTAATCAGACAATGCTGGGGCCACCTTTTCATATAAAGCTTGCCCAACATCCATGCGGGTAATTGGTTTTGACAAACGCGCAAATTCTGATTGTGCTTGTCCATAAATCGGAATGTTCTGACCACGCCAATCTTCAAAAGCGTTTACTGTGTCTTTGATTGCGCGTTGTTGTACTTTGCCGATTGATTCTGTTGGCAAACTACGCAACTCATCTAATCCCAACTTAATCCAATGCAACGCTTCGCCCGATATTTCGGCGGGAATTTCACCGGACAAAATAGCTTTCTGTAAATCTGCTGGGATTGGTTTTCCTTGTTCGGCTGATATGGCTTTTGCCTGATTAAATGCACTTTGCATGCTGGGACGCTTTAACAAAATACGTAAAGACTCATCCACCGGCACCATTTCAGACATGGCTTGTTCGTACAATGGCTTTGTAACGCTTTCACGTTCAGCTAATGCCGCTAACCTTTCAGGCTCTGATCCAGCAATACCTTCTAAAGCTGCCCTTCTTGCCTCAACATTTTGTTTGCGCCTAAATGCGTAATCTTCTGGGGCCGCTTGTTCAGCCCATCTTTGCATGGCCGCTAATCCGCCGCTGCTGGGTGCTGCTTCTGATGCTGTATATTCAACGCCTGGCGTCATTGATTTTGCAGCAGTCAATTCTTGAGCAATATCTTCTGATCGTCCACCAACAAAACGACGTAACGCCCGCGCTATAATGTTTTGCTGACCGCCTTCATATAATGGCTCATTAGCGCGTTTAATGGTGCCGCCAATATAAGGCACTGCCTCACCGCCTAACGCACCGCCAGCGCCATATAAAGCCGCTTGTCCGCGCTTTTCTGGTTCAAGCAATGCCGCCAATCCAGCACTGGTAGCAACGCGACCGATTGCACTCGGCAACCCAACGCCAGGAATCATCATAACTGGCGCTGACTTTGCAATTTCCCCAGCAATTCGCCCGGCGGTTCCATATCCGCCGCCACGCATAGCCAATTCTTGCTCTGCTGCGTTTAATTCTTCTGGCGATGCCGGACGCAATGACTCAGGCAAATAACGCTCAAATGGTCTTGCAATGCCCGCAGCACCACGCTTCAGTTCATAACCTAATCCAGCGCCAAACGCTTTGGCGGGTGGCATTGGCGTTGAAGCCAATGGAAAAGAATTCCAATCGTTTGCTTTCGGAAATTGATCCCATTCGCTCATTGGTTGATCCTCAATTCGCCAGTTTCCGGCACTCTAAAAACTGTACCTTTTGGCAACGCTTTAGCTTCTTCTATTGTCTTTGGTGTTGGTATAGCATCCTTGGGAGCATTGCCTTGATATTGTGCGGCAAGGTCTGGATGTTGTGCTGATAATTTGCGTTTCACAATACCGACAGCCGTTGTATAGGCCGCGTATCGCGCCATGGGCGTTAAATCTTCATTAGCCAAAGCACCCATAGCCGCATCATAATCCTTTACTTCTTGCAAATTAAGATCGCCTTTAGCTTTTGTAGCTAAGTTTTTCACCGTTTGCGCCAGTGATTTTAGCACCGTAGTTGCTGTTTGCGCTTGGTTTTCAATATGCAATGCTGATGCAACTGGGCCTTTCAGCAATGCTTCAGGTGCGCCAGTGATTGATTTTTGCAATAAATCCAGCACTTCTGAATCATTAGGTAATGCCGCAATCAGAGCAAACTTATCTTTTGCTTCTGCCTTTTTTTCTACTTCGCCTTTAGCTTCTTCAGCCGCAGTTACTTCTCTAGCTTTACCTTCAGCTTCGCGTTGCTGACGCTGTTCCGGCGTTATAAACTGGCCGGAGGGTAGCCTTTGTTTAACCGCATCAGCCAACATAGCGCCGATCCTGACTTTTTCAGGGCTACCATTCGGCAATGATTGAAACTGTTGTTGCATCATCTGAATATCTGCATCCGTAAGCGCCTCAGAGAGTGAGCCTGGCACGACGTCAGCGGGTTCCAATGTCTGTTCGTCTTGTTTTGGAATACCAGGCTGTAGCATCGGGCCTTGCGGAGTCATGACACTTTGTGGCAACTGACGTATACCGGCTTCCTTTTCAATAGCCGCCTTTTGTTCCATGTATGGTGATTTATAATCAAAGCCAATAGCTGTATTCAGAATTGCTTCTGGCGTTGCTTTTTTAGGATTAAAGTTCTGCGGCATTTTAATGCCAGAGTCTTCTAAAGAAGCAATAGCAAAACCCATATCAGCATTATATTTTGCACGCGCTTGTTGTTCGCCCATGGTTGTCACATTGCGCTTATATTGCTCTGCAATCGGCGCAAAGGCATGCGCTCTTATTTTAGATTCTTCATATAATTGCTTGCGCTGCCGCTCTTCCATTTGGCTTGCAATGTTTTGCATGTCAACTTGTTGCCTCATCATATCAAACTGACTTCTACTGTACTGCTGGGCAAACTGCGGGCTAATTGCGCCGATTTCAGACGCATTCGGGTTAGCATTTCGCTGGAACAATTCGCGCAATTGTTGCTCTGCTTCAAACTGTCTGCGCTTGTCTAGCAATTCCATGTTGCGAACTTCCTGCTCTTGCATTGCTCGATAACCGCGCATCGGATCAGCGGCTTGGCTTAACAGGTTACTATACAATTCAGTTAAATCGCCCATGTTTTTACTCTAAGTTATTTGCCAATGCCATATTTCCAATTATCGCCGCGCATTCCCCATGGTAGCTGACTGTTGGGAGTGCTTCCGCTTATTGAACCAGTATCCTGAGTGGCGTCGTAAATGCGGCGACCCTCGTTATAAATTGATCCAGCATTAGATAAAATGCCGCCTATGGCCGCATACGGGGCCATTGCGCCAACGCCACTCGCTTCTGTAAGTGATTTATACGGCGCTGCCATTTCAGCCGCTGTGCCGGTTCCTATGCGTCCCAAATTAGCCGCTGATTGAGCGCCAAGATTAGCCGCGTTGCCGTAAATATCAGCCGCTTGAGCGCGTGAACCTAACCGCTGCGCGTAATTTTGTTGATTCTGCTGAAGTTGCGATGTGCCATACTGTTGCTGCTGATTAATGTTTTGCTCAAATGCTTTGCCATATGCCTGTTGCGCTCTTTGCCACGCATTTTGAAAACCAGTAGATGCAACGCCTTGCCCATATTTCATCGCTGCCTTTTGTTGAGCGCCTGAAAGCAATCCACCGCGTGCCGCCGCACCCTGTCCTAGGGCCTGCAATCCTTGCTCCAATTCAAACTGATAGCCTGGAGTTGCTTGCAGTTCCGCCAAATTGCGCACCATTGGCGTATACAGAGGAGACTGCTGATATTGCTCCATGGTGTACGGCGTGCGGTACTGACTCAGATCAGTTTGATACTGTGCATATTGCTCAGGATTGGCCCAACCCTTCATTTGTTCGCGGTATGCTTTTGTAGCTTGCCTTCCTGTTCTAAGGTATGGATTGAGATTGCTGGCGCTTTTGTTGTACATATCACGAAGATATGCCATTTGCTGCTTTGCAATCTTTTCTTGTTGCGCCGCACCAGCGGATGCACCAGCGGCGCTAATGCCAGCGCCAGCTAATGATCCCGCCGCAGCAATACCAGCCGCTGTGATTATTCCTGCCATGTCAATGCTCCGCCGTAATCAATTCGTGAATACTCATCTTAGAGTCAAATTCCTCAAAACTATCGCAAAATATCTTGGATTCAATCTCATCTATATCAGTCGAATCGCTAGAATGAACCGTTATCCATTCCACTTCATCATAGCAATAGATTGCGCGTTGCGTGCCTTTTTCGGTCACAAACACGGATGGCGCTTCAATATCATACTTGTTGCCGTCTTGATCCAAGACGCGACATTTACCTTTAAGTGCAATAGTAAATTGTTGTGAACAATGCACCTTGCTAATGATTAGCGTATTAGCGGGAGAATACATTCTGCGCCCGTATAATCCTTCAGCGTGATAATGTTCAATAGGTACGTCAGTTTCTACCAGCGAGTTATTTTCATAACTGGATTGCATCATCGCCAACAAAGATGCAATTTTTTGTTTAGGTGTTAACTGAAGCGCGTTGCTCATTTCTTCTTGCTAGGCTTAGACTTACCGGCCATGCTATAAGCAATCGCAGCGGCTTGCTTTACCGGCTTTCCGGCTTTAACCTCAGTCTTGATATTTTTGGCTATGGTTTCCTTGCTGCATCCTTTTTTCAACATGTCTGACCTCAAATTTGAATCGCTGTAAATATGACGCTAGGTGTAACCGGTGTTGTTGGTGTTGTGCCTGCCGGTAAAGTTTGAATTGAGATGTTAGTGTTTTCAGTTTGCCAGATAAGTTCAATGTAATCGCCAGCGTTGACCGTTTGAATAAAATTTAACGCCGCAATCAGTTTACCGTCATGGCCGCCGTGTTTATTCGGGATTGTGTATTGGCTATTGCTTTCAATAATATCAACGCCGTTAAGTCGAAACCAAATGTTAACTTCTGACGGTTGCGTTGCATTATTTTCAGTGCTGACAAACTGAATACTAAATTGGCAATTATACACGCCTGCAACTGCAAATGTGACCTTAGTAAGCGCCACCACGGTGACGTTATAATGCCCGTCAATGGTATCTAATTGAACAGGATAAGCCGTTGTTGTGTTAGCCGCAAATTGATTGGTGTTATCGTAGAATTGCCCATACGCTTTAGGGCCTGACCATGTTACCCATGTTGAGCCATTCCAGAATACCGGTTGACCGACATCGGTATCAAAGTATGGCTGGCCGGTGAACGCATAAGTGCTTGGCCTGTTAGCGGTCGTTCCGTTTCCTGTAATTGCCGCCAGAATCGTTTGCACACGGTCAAACCATTGCTTCCAAACCGGCTTCATAATTCCGTTGGCGTCGGTAGCAACAGATTGGAATGGCGGTTGAGGGAATGTCATTTATCCGCCTGAGTTGCCATTGCTGCCGCCGCAATGAAAATCACTTTCACGGGATCGGTAATTCTAAACTTAAACACGAAATTACGAGATACGCCAAGTCTGCGCCATTCCGCACGTTTGTTGTATTCACCCATGCGCCCAAATGACGTCCACATTTCATTACCATAAGTAAAACCACCATCACGGCTTACTTGTAGCATAATTTGCGGATTAGACCCCTGACCATCAACCAATCCGATACCTTGTTCCATATCAAGCCTTAGCCGGTATATGTGCAGTTTGTTGAACGAATCGGCTGCAAAGAAATGCGGTGTTATTAGTTCCCGCGCTATTTCTTCGCCGTTGTCCGTGTAGTGTTCAGGATCAAGATAGTACAGTTTGCCGTTGCGGTAATCGGCTGCAATTTCCTGATTTATAAATTGAGTGCATCTATTGCTGTAATGCCGCGTGTCATGGCCCGATTGCAGTTTTGACCACACTTCGGTTGTGTCGTCATAAAGCCACGTTACGCCTTCCTGTTGGAATGAAATCTGATAAAACTCATGCCCATTTTGACGGTAGCTAAACGCTATAGCATCGCCTGGGTTGCTGTACTGGCTAAACAAATAGTCAAGGTCAGTCGTAGAGACGACAACAGGCTGATAGTTTTGTATTTTGACTACAGACAAGCCACCGCGCCGAGTGCGCGCAAGGTAGAACAATTGACCGCCACATCGAGCCGTTGACCATCGAGCCGCCAAGCCAATATCGGTAGGTGATCCAGCAATGCGGGATAACGGAAAAGGGAAACTGCCATCGTTCTGCCAATACTCTTGTGAGATTGCGCCAAGCAAAACAAGGTTGCCGTTGTCCACCGTGACGGCTTGCAGGTCGTCCGTGTATGCTTCTTTGCTGGCGTACTGCAAAGGATCCCAATATAGGCCGTTGTATTGCCCTGATAGCCAAAATTGCTTGGTGCCAGGGTTATTGATTATGAAATATGAATCAAGAAACACAACCGTGTTAGCGCCTGGAAAATCTACGCCAGTGCTGGCCGCCGTGATATTCCTGAAGTTATTGACTACCTTGATAGTGCCGGACGCGCTACCGCTGGCGACCGTGTTAAACGTCCACGAATTAGCGCCTGTGACGGTGATGGTGTAGTTTCCTGCAAGGATATTGGCGTCGCCATCAATTGTTACTACATCGCCGTTCACGCGGTCTGTGAGAGTTTCAGTAACGGTGACAAGCGTTCCGGTTCGGCTATATGTTAATGCGGCTGTTTCAGGCTGAAAAATATAACCGTTGGGGCCATCCACGATCATAAGCTGTTGCCCGTTGTCGGACATCGACACGGTTCCGCTGTTGGTTAACAACGTGCCGCGACCTGTGCTGACGCCATCGCCACGAATTTCAATCAACTGATTATTGACTACCACATACAGCACATTACGCGCCTGAAACCACCACATGCCACGCGCTGGATTAGTGCCGAGATCGGTGAACAGTCGCAATCCTGGTGTTCCGTATGCCACTAACGCGCTTTTGTCTTGTTCCTTTTTGACTTCAAGGAATATGTTTTGACGCACCTGTGCTGTGATAGCGCGTGATCTGCCATCGACGCCAGGACCAAGAATGGGAAGTTTGATCGTACTAGGCATTAGCGACCGTAGCCATCTGCATAAATGTTGTAACGCATTTGACTGGTACTCATCAGCGCAACATCAGTTTGCAAAGTCAACGTGCGCTGATTCATGCGCTTGATTTTTTTTAACGATGATTCAGCAATTGCAATAGTTGTTGGCCTCATGTCAAACTGATATTCTTCGGCAATCCTGACCGCCAGATTGAATACCAATGCTTCCCAATAACCAGGCGGCAAGCTAATGGCTGCCGTTGGATCAGCAATCATTGCGAGCGGTTTCCAGCTTGTCAACGTAATGCTTTCGTTATTGACCGCACAAACCGGATAAACGTACAAATTGGCTAACGGAAATGCTGGCTCATAATAGCAATAGCTTGGGAAGTTGGTTTGTAATGTTTTCAGTCGAATGTCATTGTAATCATCATAGCCAATGACTTGCATGGGATAATCAACTGGAATTGCGCCTGTGCTGATAGTCAGATACGCGCCAACCAGTTTTGTAGGCCGTACGGTATCAAAATCACCGCCAAGTCCGACGCTGTAAGATAACTGGCTTGCCGCTAACGGGAAAGTTTCACGAGTCACCTGATAAAGCATGAGTTCTTCCATTGCCCATGCGTCAATCATGCGATTCAGTGATTCAAGTCCATCACGCAATTCCGATGCTGTCAGGTCGGTATCAACCGCTGCAACTTGTATAAGCCGCATAGCGGCACGAATCAAATCATTGCCGGTATAAAGTTGCCCTACGTTTTGAATCGTCTTAACAGTGACGTGATAAGGTGAAATCCACGCCCAAACCGTTTCAGCATCAGCCCAAAACGTAGAAATATCAGCCCATACAGGGCCAGGTAATGACCAGATATTTTCAACAGTAACGGCGCGGCGCAAATTTCCGCCAGTCAATATCAAATCATACTCAACCGTTCCATCAGCCACCCAAAAGGATATGTTATAGGAATCCATAACAATCGGATTGGCAATCGGGTTAGTCAATGCGCTATCGGCATACAATGACACTGCTGACGTGGTGCCATGATGCACCACGCGAACAGATATTGATCCTAATTGACCGCCTAATTGTGGAACAAGATCAAGGGTAAAGTATGTAGACATTATAATGTTTTTAACTATTTACATTTTTTTGCGTAACACGGTTGGCGTTACGGTATATGTCAATACAAGCGACTCGTTAGGCGCTAAAGATATATTTGTTTGTGTCAATACGTTTTGACCGTCAACAAGAATAGAACTTATTGTTCCGCCGCCAATGTATATAGTTTCTGGCGTGTGACCTGCTGTATACGTCCAAGGAGAAGCCCCTACAGTTAAACCGGTTAGTGCAGAGTCTCCATTGTAACCGATATTATTTGTCACTCTGGCATTAGCGCCTGTGCCGTTGTCTATAAGATTAGCAACCGTGTTACCAACAACGTTATTATCTGCTATCAAATAATTATTGCTTGCTGCGGCATCAACAACAATGCCTCTGCCATTAGCGCCACGCCCAGCAATGTTTCCAGCCACAGTTCCAATAATTGAAAAGTTAGAAGTTCCAGAAGCCGCTCGATAACCGTAAACTGTGTTTCCACAAGAAAATCCACCTGTGATAGTCCAGTTTTTTACATTTGACCCAACTGCAACAAATCCAGCATCGGCATTTGCTACAAATTGACAGCCTGTAAATGAAATGCCATCCACGACACCGGCGCCACTGGGCGTAATAGAACACCCGCTTTTGTTGCTAGAAAGACCAAACCATGAGTTACTGATTGTAGTATTATAAACATTTCCGGCAGGAGAAAATTCTGCGGAAGACTTGTAGCTTCCTGAACTGACCTGACCAGCACTGTCGAACAAACAATTATTGATTGTCAAGGCGTAACAATTTGCAGAAGCTAGAGTAGTTACATACAACGCTGAACCATGCAATGTAATGTTGGTATTAGAAATAAAACAAGTATCTCCATTGTTTATTTTGATACCGGAATCTGGTTGTGCCGCCGGAAAAGATGGCCCTGAAATTAAACAACTATCAATTGTAGCATTAGAAAAATTATCTAACAAAATAGCAGAACCACCAGCAATTACACTAGGATCGTAGAATGCACAATCAGCAACTTTGAAATTTACTGAAACCGGAGAAGAACCGACAAATACTGCGTTGTAGTATTTTAGAAAATCACATTTATTTACATATACGTTATTTTTTGCTGATACTGATATAAGATTGCCGTTAGCAAGATAATTATCTGATAGCAATTTTATGTTTTGTATGATTGTCGCATTTTCAGCAATAATTCCATTTCCATCCCATGTTGCCGATTTCCACATTAAAACAGAAGCAAATGACGAATCGCCAATCAATGCTACGCCATCGGTTAACGTTATATGCGAAGAAACTGAATACGTTCCTCTAGGCAAATAGACTGCGCCGCCGCTAGGACAAGCATTGATGGCCGCTTGTATTGCTGCCAAATCATCTGTAACCCCATTACCAACTGCGCCAAAATCTTTAACAGAAAGAAAGTCTCCAAATCCATCAGAAATTAGTCTAGGTTGTGAACCTGTTATTTGAGTACCATCTTTTGATGCAACAAACGTACTTGAAGTAGCGACGCTTGCCCCTGCGCTGCTTAATTGCAATCCAGTAGGATTTCCAGAACCATCTTGCACCGTTTGCAACGTTGACGTAATTCCGCCTGGAACTTGCAATAAACCTTGAAACGATTGGTTAATTTGCTGATTAGAAAGATTGCTCATTTATTTATCCTAATAAAACTTTTTTCCAAGCGCCGTTGTAAACGTAAAAGTTATTGTTTGTCGTATCGTAATACATCGGCACTCTGCCAGATACAGCGGTCGGTACGCCAGATGGTGCGCCAGCGGCAGCGGGGATATAAAAAAACCCGCTTGTCATGGCTGTTGTTCCGGCGGTGCCGTAAACGTTTCCGCCATTATCAATTCTCATTCTTTCGGTCGGACTAGACGCGCCATCAGTCGTAGTGCTGAACACCAACCGACCGGGCATATCGTTAGTACCAGGAGTGCCGTCTACCGCAGCGTCAATCGCCGCAGCGCGGATTATTGCAGTACCATCATCACCGCCAAACGCAATAATGCCTAGACCATCTCCATTACTTAAAATTGAATAGCTGCCTGGTGTTGCTGATCTGCTTTTATTTAAGAAAAAAGCGGAAGCCGTTGCATTTGCTTGCCAATAAGTATTGGATATAGCGCCTCCACCTTGACCAGCGCTTGTGCCGTTATTTTGAATTTGAGCGGTTACACCTTGCGCGGTCAGCGAAGTTGTATGCCCAAGAAGTTGACGCCCATCAGTTGTTATCACAAACGGCGTACTATCAGGATTTGCGCTATCTTCAACCACCAAGGCATTGCCCGTACCCGTTTGAGTGATGCGGAGAGCGTTTGTTGACGTGTTAACAGAAATAACTTGACTGCCGGTAACGGTCAGATTGGTGACGGTTGCAGCATTACCCCATGCGCCTATCCACCCGCTCATGCTGTCACCTCGTACACAACGGCACCAGAGCCAGAAGCCTGACTTATACGCAATGCCATCAGACGGCCATTGAAAACGTCTGTCACAGCCGTTGACGCGGCTATTGTACCGCTAGGCCAAAACTGCCAGTTTGCGCTTCCTGGTGCGCCGTATGCGCCTGGAGTTGTTGAGAACTCTAGCGTTGCAGTTGTAGCTGACGGACATTTGACCGTGACGGTCAACGGATACGCCATGTCTGACGTGTCTAAAACCACCGCCGTCGCACTTGTGACAGTACCGGCGAACGATGCGCTGACATTTTTTGAATCAATCGCGGGGGTTTGAACGGGTACAGTGTATTGTTCAGGCATGATGATCTCAGGAAAGGAATTTCAGTTTATACAAAGCCGTTTGATAAGTTGCAACGGCTTCATCAATTTGATTCTGTATAGCGGTTTGCGTAACCGGCACGTCGTTGTATCGGTTTTTCTCAATCCAGTCTAAATGATTGCGAAAAATTGACTCAATAGACGCTTTGCTAGGGTTTTTCATGTACGGAATCGACAGCAATTTTCCGTATTGACCCTGATACGCTTCTGCGATTGCGTCGGCATTTTCAATAATGCCGATATAAAACTCATTTAACGCCATATGGGCAGCAAATGATCGCGTTTTAAGATGCTCTCTGTGAGCAATGTCACGCGCTAAAAACAGTAGAGCGATTAACTCTTTCATTCGTCATCCGTTTTGCGCGGTCTGCCGCGTTTTTTAGGTTCATCTTCTACAACGTCATCGGTTGTTTTATGCCAATCAGCGTTAGAAATCCATCCAATAGCAGCTAATCGTGAGTATTCAGCCATTTCCTCTACAACAACAGACCAATCATATCGGTGTGGATGATGCATCACAGTAGGAAAATCCATACGTTCCTCAATAATATAAAGAAAAGGGAGGGCGAACCCTCCCTAATCAGTCCCTGTTATGCGCTAAGGGGAATAGCGCCAGAGTTAGCCGGTGAGTTAACCAAGAAGTCAGTCGTATTAGCGGCTGACGGATACGGACGTACAACAAGTACAGCGTAGCCGGTATTCCCTGGGGTTAATGCGCCAGCGGTGGGATTAAGTACCCGCACTTTGAGAGTGTTTGCAGCCGAAACATATGCTCCCATCATAATGGTTGCGTTACCGGTTGCACCCTGAGCGGATACAAAATCACCAACTGCCAAACCGTTAATTGTTACGGTGTACTCAGCAGACAAGCCAGCGGTAATGCTAGTGCCAGTGATGCTAAAACCAACAACGGATTGAGCGCGTATGCCGCTTTCCGCTACGATATTTGGGCCTGGATTTGCCATTTTAAGATACTCCTAATTAACCGGTTACGCGGGTTGCCAGTTCGGGATAGATCGTTGACCACCCATACAGCACATCAAGACGGGTCGGCAACTGATCGCTGTTAATGTCGTACTGACGTACCAGACGAATAGACAGACCATCAGCGGAGGCGCGTCCAGCCATGTCAACGCCCTGTGGAAGCAGAAGATCAGCGGTTCCGAGTGCAAATGCGTCTTTGTGGAACGCCAGAGCATTGGGAACAGATACAGCCGCGCCGGTAGACCCTGACAGAATCGTTGCAGTGCCTGATCCGATTGAGCCAGTGCTTGAAGTCACGTTCTGGAACTGACCGCTGAACACTGGAACAGGGAAGATGCTCAGTGAAGTGCTAGAACCAGGTGCGTCAGCGGTAACAACGAAATTACGCAACGCGCCGGTGGACTGACGATTCTGCGGGTTGACAGCGTAAACGCCCGGGATGGTGAATACGGTGCCTTTAGTCAAAGTGCCAGAGGTAGACGATACAGCCAAAGTGAAAGTAGACTGTGCGTTGTTCTGTACGCTTCCGCCAGCCTGTGCAGACACGGTGAACGCGGTTGCAGTACCGGAAGTGAAATTGCCGGTATTCTGATCCATGGCGAAGTTGAAGCCAAGGGTAGAATCGCCCAACGCGCCCTTGTTAAAGATGCGCGAAATGGTGCCAGCAGGATTAAACAGGTTGGTCAAACCGCTGACGATGCCAACTTCGATAGTCGGATCAACGATAAACATTCTATCTTCATCGACCGGAGCGGCTTCCTGATTCAGTCTTGCGCGTGCGTCAAGAATAGCTTTGGTAGCCTGGGCCAGTGTCGGAGTGCCGGTTAGCTGACCGACAGTGCCGACAAGGTTATACACGTTTTTGAACTGCTGCAAACCATCATAGTCGATTTTGTTTGCAATAGCGGCAACAGCGGGTTTAATGAACCGATCACTAAAATCAGAAATGTTGAGGCTCAAATCCTGAGTAGTGAACGCCATATCAACACCAAACTGAGTGTCAAGCGTCAGCGGTACATAGGTTTCAACTGCGGATTCAATTTGAAGCGCGGGGCCAGAGCGACCAACGTAGCGCGGAGGCTTCCTAAGATTGATCGTGGTGCCGATCTTCGCGCCTTCAATTGCGAACTTATTGTCGTACTGACGGTTTACAGCTTTGGTGAATACCAACTGGTTGGTAAGCACTCGCAGTGCTTCATTTGTGATCATGCTGATAGTCAGCAGATTATTGCTCGCCATAAGATAAACTCCTGTGATAGCGAAAAAAAATAAAGTGATAAGCCTTATGTTTTTTCCCGCCGGTAGGAGCCTATCCTTCGAATGACCAGGGTACTGCCTGACAATCTATCTCGGCAAAAAGATAGAAAGACGTGAAGTCTTTATATCACAAAATGCAAATAAAAAAAACCCCGTCATGGCGACGGGGTAAGAGGGGTGGGAACGAACTTATTACCGTTTCATCATCGCTTGGCGCCGCGCTAAATCTTCAGCGTTACGCGCCGCGATATATTCTTCTGTACTCATCTCAGCGTATGATTTTTCATTGCGCGGAGGTTTGCCAGTAGCATTGATTGGCCTTATCGGTTGTGGCGCTCGGCTTGCTGACTTTGTAGACGTACCGATTATCTCAGCCAATTTCATACCCGCCTGAATCGGGTTCATGCTGGCAATTTGATAAGCCACATCAAGATTGCGTCCGAGGGTATACGCAATCTCAGGGCCGTTTTCCATGCCAAGCAATGCTTGACGGATGGTCGGATTATTGGCTAGACGCGGGTCAGATGTAATCTGCTCAATCACAGCGTCATAATCAGCGTGTTTTGCTCTGGTTGCCGCTTCTGCCTCCATTAGTCGCGCTTGCGCTTGTGCAGCGGCCTGAGCCTGCTCACGCTGTTGATATTCTGCCGCTACCGCTTGCCGCGCTTCATGTATCGCTGACTCACGAGTATATTGCATCATGGCGTCAATGTAACGCGGATCATATTGACCGCCAGCAAACTGCGACGGGTCAGGCGGCGTCAATCCTTGAGGTTCCGCTGCGGCGTTTTGCGGCATGTATTGCCGCATCATTGCTTCTTGCTGTTCTAGAATCTTTTCAAGACGCTCGGCCTGACGTCTGGCTTCGTGCTTGTCTCGCGTCAACTCATCAATGCGCCGTTTATACCATGGGTCTTTTTTTGGATCGTCAGAATCCGTTGAGGCTTCTTCGTTAGCTTGATCCTGTTCAAGCGATTCCGATTCAATTTCAGACGAATCACTTGCCGCATCCTCAACAGTTTCGGTTTGTATGTTGTCGTCAATGGTTTCAAATACTTCATTAACTTCGCTCATGTTGTTATCCCCTTTGTTGTGAAATTATTCAGACTCACCAGGCTTTGCTTCGCCGGTCAATGCTTCTGTATCTGCTTCGCGCGTCATGCTTCCAGCGCCACGAGCGGGAACCGGTGCGCCACCACCTTGCGGCTGTGGTTTTTGTATCGGCTGTTCTAACTGCGCCTCCATGCGCTCAAATTCGGGCTGCTGCTCAAGTGATTGTTGCGTACCAATGCCCATCATGAGCATGATGTTTTCACGCACCGCCGCTTGTAGCTGGCTGTCCGTCATCATAATCTTGCCTTCCACTTCCATCCTTTTGGTTTCAGAGTCGAACCATTCGCGCTCTTTTTCTTGCAACAGAATTGCTCGCTGATCGCGTAGCTGTTGCATTTCGGCGCTCATCTGTTCCATCTGATCGGCCATCTGCTCAATCATCTGTTGAGCCTGCATAACTTGCGGGTCTACCTTGTCTCCGCCAGCCATCTGCTGTAACTGCGGAGGCAGTAGCATCTGAAGCCTTTTGCTAATTTCCTCTGCCCCAGGCCAATCCATGTTTTTCATCATCAAATCGCCAATAGACTGGAACAGGGCGGGATTGGCTTGCGTTAACGCCAACATCATGTTAGCCGCTTCATCGCGCTTAGTGGCATAACTCGGACCGCTGTCGCACACTACGTCATACTGTCCAATTGTTGGATTATAGATTGAATCAATTGCAGGGTTATCAGTGCCGACTGAAGCTTGCGGTAAATTGGGATCAAGATTTACAGTGCGCGGTGTACCATCTTCGCCAAGTATTCTGGCGACTCGGGGCCGATCGTATACTTTTGGAATCATGTCAACAATGATTCGACCGCAATGCCGAATTGAGCGATTAAGGTTATCTTGATAATGGAAGTTACCGGTCTCTGATTGCTTTTGCCTTAACAGCAATGCGCGTCCGGAGGTCTCATTTGACTGAGCGCCAAGTGACGGTTGATAGATACCCATTGACTGCATAATGTCATTTTCAGCCAATCGGATTGCGTCCATGATTGCGCTGGACGCTTGCGGAGGCATAGCGCGTTGAGGTGCGCCGACCGGAGTGCCTGCGATGCTGACAGGATCATATTCAAGATATGCCACTGACTCTTTGTTTGCTCTACCCCAGTTGGGGTCAGTTTCAAACTGACCAGCTACGCCGATGAAGGGCGCCTTAGGTGCAAGTGCTACGTTTTCCGCGTTGGCGCTTAAGTAATAGTTATACAGTCGCTGCGCGTCCTTTGCGTTCCTAATCAAGCCGGATAAATAACGTTTACCCTGAACCCATATTTCATGGCCAATGACTGGGATAACGGGAATGTATTTAGTCGGTAGTTCGGTACGCTCAAGTACTTTGTCACCAATGACCTTGCACCACATGCAACGTTTAGGCTGTATTGTGCGAGATCGCCCTGTTTCCTCGTCGTATATTTCCTGTGCTTCGTCGTATTCAAGATAATAATACTCTGCAATCCGCACTGAATCCTTGGTATACCATCCCTGCATGTCCCCATTTCCAGCGGCCTCAAATGAGGTTTCGTCAACATCGGGATACATGCGCCTAAATTCTTCTTTGCTAATTTCCTCGGCTATGATGCACCATTCAGCGTCTGAGCCATCGGGCTGTTTGCTGTGAGGGTCAAAGTAAACCTTCATCGGATCGGGTATGCGATCTATAAATATATCTTGGTCAAATGAAGTGTCATCAATGTAATCATTGCGCACTCTGAAATAACCTAAACCAGCATCCACTTGCCACTCGACGGCGGTATCGTACGCGATAGATGCGTTTGAGTTGTCTTGAATGTGGTGAACCAGTCCCATCAGCACTTCAGCGGTTTCTTGATCTGCGCCATCGTTTACCGGCCTAATTCTAATGCTTGGCGTATTTTGTCGAATTTCGTTGACGACTCTATCCCTGAACTGCAAAAGCCGATTGACAACCAGCATGGGCCTCTCTTTGCCTGGCCGATTCCTGTCGTACCGAGCCGATTCTGACCATTGATCGCCAAGCCTTGCGAACCTAATATCATCAAGCATTTCCTGCCTGACACTCGCACTAAACTCCACCGCATCACTGAACCGCTGGCGGATTTCTCGAAGTGTCTCTTGGTCAGTGTCGTCTACGTCGGTATCAGAGCCAACGCCGAGTGAGTTGTAAATGCTGTCGGTATCTAAATTTGCCATTGGGATTCCTGTTATTAACTCATCCAGTCGCCAGTGCGATAATCGTCAACGCGTCGTCTTTTGGTTATATTATCATTTTTTAACATATCCACACACGTTGCTAAGTAGCGGAAAGCATCAGCGCCGTGTGAATACTCATCATGAAGCGGGCCGGTGGGCTGGCCTGTCGTTAAATTGATTGCGCGCCTGTAACGCTTTAGGCACTCTTGCAATAGCGTTGTTTTCTCTTTGTCCATCCAAAGACGCGGGAACAACATGCGAGCAATCCGTATGCCGTGTTCAACGTCTCCAACTGGGATAATCTCAACATTCCAGCCAAGTGCAGTCATGATGTCTAATGCGCTTTTGCCGGTCTTGTAGTCTTTAGTCACGCCGTCATGAGGAAGCCAGACTTTGCCCCAGTTGTACGGACGTTTTTTAAGTTCGTTTGAGTACCAATCCAGCGTATGAAAGGACTCTTGAATGTAATCAATAATGCGCACTTCTGAGCCTGCGCGTTGCGCCACGATGATGGTCATTGCATCGTTCCAGCCCAGGTCAAAGATGCAATGGGCTTTGAGCATAGGATCATGAGTAACAAGATTGATTCTATGTTGATCCACCATTTCTTGAAACTCGTCAGCGTAGATTGCGCCGTCCACAACTGTTTTGGGTTTTCCTTCCCAGATGTTGGCGTAACTTTTCGGGTCAGACTTTAAGCAATGCTGGCGCTCTTTTTCCAGCACTAACGGAAACCAAGGATTATCTGACCAGTTGATGTTTACAATAAACGTGTCAGGCGGTGGATTCAACACAAACCGGACGTAGGTCTCATCTGTGTCCAGATCCGGATTCATTGTAATCCAGATTTCGCTATTGTTTGCGCGAATGGTGGGGATCAATATTTCCCATGACTTTTTGCTAACAGTTTGCGCTTCTTCAATCCAGCATCGGTCTATGTTCGCCATTGACTTAATGGATTCAACGGTATGACTGGCTAATCCGCTAAACGTAAACACTGAGCCGTTAATTCCTCTGATTTCGGATTCCGTGACAGTGTAGAAGTAGCCAAGGTTTAGCGTTTGAATCTGATCAACTAACAGCGTGTGAACAGACTGCTTAAGTGACTTTTGCACCTCACGAGCGCATAGCACGCGCAACGGTTTCTGTGCGGCTTCGATCAAGAGCGCCGAGGCTGCTGCGTAGGATTTGCCGGAGCCGCGCCCACCGTACAGAACTTTGTAGCGCGCTGGATTAAACAGTCCCTTTAGTTTCGGCGGGAATTTAGCGACTGTCTGACTCATGCAATTTTTGAATTCTTGCCGGTTTAACTAAATTTTGATTACATTCATCGCAACAATCGCCAACGTTACGCAAAGGCCACGGATTGTTTAAAGCTTTTGGTTGATTGCAAAAGCAACATTTGCTTGCAAGCCATCGGTGCAATTTTGCACTCAATTCACTCATCAAAACTCACTTTGATTGAGTGTTCCACAGGCCCACCGTCCGCTCCGGTCAGCGTTTGTTCTGTTCGCGCCAGCTTAGGGACGTGGTACTCGACGACAGACTGGAATAGCTGGAAAGCCTTTTCTGGATTTTGTTGCGCCACTTCATCTAACCAGCCTTCAAGCCGATGCGCGTTGTTATCAACAAACATGGCGATAGCCTCGCGAGCCGCTGAAGTTGCTTTGTTAGGCTTTCCAGCCCTTGAAACAGGATTTGGGTTGCCTTTTCCTTTTTTCATAATTTTTCACTCTGAACATTCTGAATTGCTAACCATTGCTCACAAGAGTCTGTAGGTTCCACTATTGACTGCGTAGTTGCGCCAGGATCAAGAGTGCAAATACCAGCATTACCAATACATCGAATGACATCATAAAACTCACAAGTTGCGCATATTTTTTCAGCCATTGCCTGATTCCATGACTTCGATTAGCTTTTCCAAATAGTGTTGCGCTTTTTTTATATCTTCCAGCGCGTCGCCTTTTTTTCCAGCGCGAGCCAAGTACTTAATTGCGTTGCCGCGCAGGAAGCCAGCGAACTGTTCGGGCGTAAACCATGACTCCATCGCCGTCCAAGGCTGAATTTCCATCTTGTTGTAATGCAATCCGCCAACTTGGTTTGCATCTGCCTTCATCATTTGTCTAACCTCGCATGCGCGTTAAAGTCACTGTAAGCCTCAGGGTAGCGTTTTTTCAGCTTCTCGATGTTATCCCTTGCCACAATTTCTAACGGCTCCCCTAAGACCTCACACGCGTACGCAACATACCACAAAATATCCCCGAGTTCCTCAATCATGTGTTGGCGGTTTGGAGCGCCTTCGTAGATTGCGACGCGCTTTACTGCGTCTGCGAACTCACCGGCCTCACCCGTTAAGCCAAGTGCGGCATGTATCAAGCCATCCTTAAAGCCTAAGTCCTTTGCAGTACGATTTGCCAAAAATTGATAGTCACGCAATTCCATACTTATTCACCCCTTTTATTTTGCCAGTATTGCTTCATAAATCTACTACACTTGACCTTTTGCTGACAGCCGCATGACGTTGAACGTCCTGACGTGATGTTGTGCAAGTACGATGTTCGAATCGTGCCGCACTCACATTGAGCCGACACGCATCTGGTGTTGTGCTTAGACTCAACATCATGAAGTATTCTCCAGCTACCGAATACTTTACCTGTGACTTCTCGCTTGATACCCATTTCACCCCACCATTTCATGCTTGTCGTCGCCGCTGAGTTTAGGTAAACCGCACCAATGGGTAAAGCCGCCTTCTTGATAATACTGACCTATAACCGCCGTTCCGTATTTCATTCTTAATAATATCTTGGTTCCCGATGGTGGTGGTGTCTTAGAAATAAGTTTCCAAGTTGGTTGATGTTCTGATTTATACTTTTGCATTGTCTATTTTTGTTACTTCGACTATCAATCCGCCGTTGTGTGTTGCTACGCCATAACTAGCGTGTATTTCCTTAACCTGATTATCGTTTTCGATAATCACACCCTGAAGTGCGTCGAGCGCCACTTTGAGGCAATTATCAAGATCAAGGATTACTTTGCTGGCCTTGCCTTTTGCCGTGAATTTTGGAAGTAGTTTTATATTGACACAAATAGAATCATTGTGCAATACAAGCCCGTCTGTGTGCGCTACGGTTTTTACGTGATTTTTGTACGCCGTCGCCGCTGCACTCGGAACCATGCGATTGCGAAAACAACGCCAGTAGCGGTTCGCCGAGGGCGGATAGTCTAGTCTTAAGATGATGCTCATTTTTTGCTCACTTTTTGTACTCTAAACACGCCGATCACCGACAGGCGACCCAGTACCCTACCCCTAAAGGGGGGTAGGGGTACTTTGGGTACCTCGTAAGTCGTTGATTTGATCCTTTTTGGTACCCAGGTACCCAGGGTACCGAAAGGGTACTTTGGGTACTTGTATCAGACTGCCAAAAGCCATGCGGATGCCTCAACTTCATCTGTGACTATGAAGCCATTTTCGTAGCATTCAATGACGCCATCCGCCAACATTGAGGCTATCATTTTGCCTTCATTGTTCGCGTTCATAGCGTTCTTAATAGTTTGTTCTGCCTTGCCATCCTGGCGCAACAAGTCACGCAAAGCCGAACGGGTTACATAAGGTAAATCCATTCTGATTTCCGTTCCACTCGCCCACCATGCGCGTTCCATTACTTTAAGGTTTTTAGTATGTTTTGCGCTTTTTTTGGTGCTGTTCACCGGCGCATCATCCTCAACCATAACCACGCTAGTTACTGGTTCATTATCTTCATCAAACCATCCGTTAATAGTCACCTTCTCAAGTCTCATATGCTTGTCGGGTGCCAATTCTGAGTCCTTGGCTTTGCGCTGTATAATCTGTATTGGTGTTGACTCTGTAGCGGGTACAACGCTAATCGCTATTTCCAAAGCACCACGATAGGCCGATGAACCGCGCCCATCTTTTTGTGCGGTTTCATCCTTTCCGGTATGGTGTACTAATAGTACTGACGTATTAAATTCACGCATCAACAAACCACACGCATCAATCATGGTTTTAGCAATTTCCGACGAATTTTCATCGCCTTTTAGGAATCGGTGCAAGGTATCAATTACTATTAAACGTGGAGTTTCAGGTAGTTTTCTAACAGACTCTAATACTTTGTGATACCCTTCTGATGTATTTAAGTCGCACCCATGACGACTAACATACATATTCATCTGATTGACTTGGTTATATTGTTTCCACGCCGCGATACGACTACGCAAACCGTGATGACCTTCACCTGCCAGGTATACAACCGTCCCTGGCGTTACTTTGTGGCCTTTCCATTCGCTTAATCCAGACGCTACGGTGTTAGCTATATCCAGCACAAAAAACGTCTTACCGCCTCCGCTAGGGCCATGAACCATTATAAAAGCCTGATCCTGAATCCAATCCTTCACTAACCATTTGATCGGGGCCGGTTGATTGCTAAATTCATCCGCGTGAATCAGCCACTCATCATCATCGGATGGTGGATTAAGTAAACCAGCCAAATCATGACCAGCTTGCGCGTAATCGTTTGCATCACCGATTATTGGTGGGATCACTAGCCGCGCACCTATTTCTGTAGCGGCTTGTTCTGCGTATTTCTGACCTGTTCCTGATTCGTCGTTGTCACCGACTATAATGATGTTCTGCGCTATGCCGTACCGTTCGCGCATAAAACGCGCCACGTGAACCACATTCGACGCGCTGTAAGCGATTGCACACGCTTGACCTGTACACTCATAAATAGTCGCCGCTGTAGCGTAACCTTCAGCTATATATAAAGAGTGCCCCACCTCACCAATGATCCAAAATTTACCGGAAGTAGCGCCACCGGTATGGAATAACTTGCGCCCCACATCGTTTATGTATTGGAGTGATGAAAGTGCGCCATCATCGCTATATAGTGGCGTCATAAGACGCCCTGCGCTGTCTACTCTTGCGCCGTGTGGCTGGATTCCCTTGGTTTGTAAGTATGGATGATCGGGTGACGCACCGAGACCGTTTGACCATATCGTTTCAACGGTTTCGGCTACGGTTTCCTGTTGTTTTTTGCGTTCTTCATCTCTGATCCTTTTGGCTTCTGCCATACGTCTGGTTTGCGCCATTTGTTCAGCAACGGTAAGTTGGCGTCCGACATTAGCTACCCAAGATTGCTCGTGGCCTGCGCGCCAGCACCCGAAACGGCCAGCGGGTACACCGTCATTGAAAGCAATGTACCAGCCGCTCTTATCGCCCTGCCCTGGCGTTCCTTTTGTACCGCTTTTGAAACGATGCAACGCACCGTCAATCTGTATGTAATCCGGAGGCTCAAGCCCTGCGCGGATGATCGCATCGCGCAATTGATTCTCAGGTGTATCAAAGACTTGTGTCGGTGGTGACCATGGCCCATCAAAAATATTCGTCAAGTCCGCCATTTTGTGTACTCCTCTGGTGAAAAAGTGTTGACATGATACGCGACTAACCCCACAATACAACCATCCCCGAAATCAATGGGCGGGGCTAAACGCTAACACTGGTGCCGGAAAACTAATCTGGAAGTGTCGCCGGTGTTAGCAACTTATTCGGGGCCATGCAAATGCAAAGGCCCGCGTGGTCTGGAATTCCGCCAAGAATTTTATCCAGATTGCGCGGTGTGTCCCAAAACCTAAGGCGGTCGGGTAAGTGCCGCCAACTAACGCTACAACCAGCATTGTGCTGACCGTAGCAATAACACATAGGAGCCTTATGGCTATTCAACTGAAACGCACCGACGGCTTGTCTGCCAACGGTGTAAAAATGCTCGTGTACGGCGCAAGCGG